GAAGGGGAAGCAAAGAGCGGAGCCCATCGACGCGAATTTCCGAAGGTCTGTCAAACAAAGACCCAAATCGGAAATCTCTGCTCTGCGACTGCGAGTCGCATCAACGGCGGCATAAAGCCACTTATGATGCTCAAGCATTCGCTTTACAAGCAGATACGGAACGCGGTCACTTGCCTCCTTGAGATCAAGAGAAGCAAGTTCCCCATTGGAAGAACCTTCACGAGCCATTTGCCTATTCGGCTCTTGGTCCGTAAAGCCCAGGAAGTCAGAAACTAGACTACCCGGATCTTCCAAACCGAGGACAAGCTCACGGAGAACACCCTGCTGCATAAACTGCATGTAGGATGGCTCCATGGCAATAATCCTCGGGCTCCGCAGCGTTTTCGGTACAGAGATCACCTTTACAGGCAATTCTGCACCAGGCTCCAGGAACTCGACATGCTCCAGAAGTTCGTAGAACTTCCACAATGGAAGGGCGAATTCCCCGTAGGGGAAAACGTCTTCCAAACGTGAGGACCATTGTCGCATATGGAACTTGTTGTTTCCAACAAGCCCATCTGCGGTGGCCCCAGGACCATGCTTGGGCTCGATCGTCCCGTTGTAGATCATCAGATCTACTTTCGAGAAGATCTCGTCGTAAAGGAAGTGGGAAATCGTAGAGAAGTCCGATAAGAACTCCTCTTCGATTGTACTTTCCCACTCCTCGAGCTCTTGTTCGATCTCGACATAACCCTGCATTGCGCGAGTCACCCGTGAGTCACTACACGGGAGCTCGATCTTCTTGAACAGGCCAGTTAACTGCCTGATCGCAAAGATGCAATCAATGCTGGGTTCGTCGAGCAGTCTTCCACTCTCCTCGTCAAACACTTGACACATCATACCTTGCAGGAATGCAGGGATTGATGCCAGCTCTGACGGAACTGGGGTGCGCGTCTTAGAGTTACCAAGACGTGCACGCTTCCAGCCCGGCCAGAGTTGAAGGTCAACTCCACCTTGGTCGAGACCTCTTTCGAAGTCTTTTCCAAAGTCGGGAAGGGTTATCGTCATAAACGAAAAACCCTCGTGTTTGATCCGACTTCTGACGGT